TGAGATTTATTTTGTTGAGAATATGAAATTTTAAAGGGGTTAGGTGATTTGTGTGATGATTGTTTAATTTTTTTAATTAAAATATGTTTAGGAATTGTAGTAAGTGGTGTGATATTTTTATGATTGTTGATGTATGACATATATAAGCTCCTTGTTATACTTAAGTTATAACATGAAACATATGGGATGTACACAAAAAAGGTGACCGAAGCCACCTTTTTATTTTTAGTGTAACATTTATGTTACATACTTTTATAAACGTATTCTAACGCTCTATCTGCTTCTTTTTCTATAGGACGATTTTCATACCAATTACCTGTCTCTGAATCAAGCTCTCGACAAAGAGCAGCAATCTCTTGAGCAGTAATAGGGTATTTTTTTGAGGTTGCATTACCGGCAGTAGCAACCATGATTTGATACATCTTATAATACCAACCGGTACTACTGATGGTTTGATATTCCATTGCCAAGTTCTTTGGAAAGAATGGACAATCTCTATAGCCATTCCAATGGAAGTTTGTTTCTGTTAGCTGTTCTTTTCTATAACTTGCGACTTGATCACGTAATGCATCAGGTAGCCTTTCAAGGAAAGAACTACCTGGTTTCTTATCTGCATATGGGTATTTTAGAAGAAGGGCATCAACATCAAGAGGATCAGAGCGATTCCTGAAAATAAAGTTGTTAGCATCATTATAATCCGCAGGAATATAATACATTCTAGAGAAGTCTTTACATTGTTTATCACCAACGTTTTTAAGCTCGGTGTTAAGGGCGAACCAAAAGTGCCTGATTTCGTGATCCCAGATATTTCTTGTAAGAGCAAATACAACTCTGAATTTTGGTGCCATATTAGTGCTTGAAGCAGTAGAGTAACAAATATACTCCCAGTTGCCAAAGCGATTAAATAGATCATCTTGTAAATCTCCTTCTACTATATAATCATCTATGTCTACAGCTGCCCAGCCAGCCCAAGAGTCAACGTTTACATTTGCTCTTGTTGTATCTGGTTTATATATAGCCGGAGACATCAGCTGTGCATCTCGCTTGCCTTTGCGCTTTACTTTAGACAGTTCAAATAGCATATTAACAAACTGTTCCCAGTCTGTTAAATCCATTCGTTTGTGTGTCTTATTATCAAAGACTGAATTAAATAATGTTAGGGAGATCCCCATGGTTGCCCTCATGTGATGGGCCTTCCCATCCTTCTGGTTTAATCAAGTCTGGCATACCGAATGGATTCGGTCTACTTTCTTTCACGCCTGGCGTCTTAGCCATATTTGCATTGTGTACTGCATCCCAAGCTTTTTGAGAATCCATACCAAATACGTTTAACGTACCAATAGCAAAGACACACATATCAATTAAACCATCAACTATTTCTTCTGGATTACCAGTAATAATAGCTGCATTTGTTTCGTCAACTTCTTCTTGTATCATATCCATACGAAATTTGATATACTTTTGCATTAGTTCTTTATCATTTTTATAGAACTGCTGCCAATCATTTACACCAAACTTAGCATGCATATCTGCGATATCCATTACCCAATCATTAGACATCTTGATGATCCATTACTAAGTCCATCATATCTATTCTATCTTGAGCTGTAGCCACTTTGTAGCCATTTTATCTAGCTCTAACTGTATTGCTTCAACAACATCACTATGTTCACCGATACCGACTGGTTGATTCATATACACAAGTATATTAGTCTTGGCCAGCTCTTGTATGCCATGAGCATGCATGCGTACTGCTTTATTAATTTGATTTTTCATCGTTTCTCCTTTTGTATATTATAGCACATTTTTTATCATATGTACACAGTTATTATCCAAATATATCTTCTAAATTGAATCTTGGCTCGATGCTCCAACCAACTGCATCGAATATATCTTCAAGTGGACTTATAAAAGTCTTATTGAATTGCATATCATAGTCTATATACATATGCAGCTTGAGCTCTGGTGGTAGATATTGTGGAAATGATATAACATTTTCTTTGATCATATTCGGTAGTTTTAGATAACAAAACTTAATCTTTTCGCCTCGACGTATGAGTTCATATTTCTTTGTCAGACCAGCTTCTTTGATTGCTTTATTATATAGTAAAGAACCACGTACATGAATTGGTGTTGCCTTTTTATATATAGTTTTGCGATCACTGAACTCTGCTAGCTTAGTTACACCACGAGGAAATGATACATTCTCAGGTGGCAATGATTTGAACTCTGTCTTAAACGCTTTAATAAACTTCTGTGCATTCTCTTCGGTATCTGTCACAATCATCTTAAATATTTCTTTGAACTTATCACGACACACCTCAGGAGTAGATGACTTAATAGCTTCAATGCCCATAATCTTAAGCTTTGGTTCAGCATACTGTACACCTTCTGAGTTATGTACATTGAGAATATAACGTTTCTTTGCAGTCCAGATGCCACGATCTGCAATTACCTCACGTTCCATGATCATACGATTTACATACGCATTCTTCTCAATTGCAAGCTTATCATATGCAGCATTTAGTGCCTTTGTGAAATGTTCATTACATATTGTATCAAGCGTCTTAACAATATCTTTAGGTTTAAGTTTGTTTACAAGTGGACCAAAATTAACATATAATGAATCGGTATCAATAGCAATAACATAATCTTTATCAGTCTTTAGTATCTTATTCATCTCTATATTCATTGCTTTTTCTGCAGTCAGAATTGCTAACTGGCCAGATGTAGTAATACCTTCGGCAACAGACTGATTGAAGTAACGAAAATACTTATTGCCGAGTGCACCATAGAGTGAGTTGAGCAAAATCTTAATAGCCATCTGTCTATTCTCAAGGCGATTGATTTCACGTTCTGTTTCATCAGAAGGATCATTCTGATTGGCTTGCATTGCAGCAAGCATATCTTTCTTGATAGCTTTACGTTCATCAGAATAATTAATAATAATACGTGGCAGCATGCCTTGAAACTTCTTAGTAAATGTGGCACCATTTGCAGCAGAACATGCATCGACTCTATCCCCGGCCGGTAGAAGAGTTTCGGGTGACATATTATATTGTACAATCAGGTTTGGATATAGACTGTTGAGATCGAATGATACGACCCAGTCATGTGATCCAACATGTGGATCTTTTACATAGCCACCAGGATATGGACCTTTAAACTTTTCTTCGTTAGGAGGTGGAGCAATCTTACGTGAATACAAGTCGCGATATATGATTGAATCCCATATTGCAGTCGTGCCCATTACATCAGTATAGTTGACACCACCTTTGTATGCCATAGTCATAACAAGTTCAATAAGACCCATCTTCTCATCAATACGTTCGACAAGTTCAACATCTTTGATATTATAGTCTATAAACTTCTGATGATCGTTCTTGTATAATGTGTGTAGATTGCCATGTTCTTCGTATGATAGTTTTTTTTCACCTACAACAACATGAGCAATATGATCTAGCCTATACGATTCTTGTGGACCATATGAGTAACCAAGCTTCTTGAATGTCTGTAGATAATCGACTATCTGTATACCATAGATGTCATAGTATTGCTGAGATCCACCAATCAATGCTTTGACTTGACCTTCTGTCATCCACTTAAATGGTGATAAAGTTTTGGCTGCAGCATATGAACCGATCTTAGAAATACGATTAATTAGATATGGCATATCAAAAAACCGTACATTCCAACCAGTAATCACATCTGGATAATTATTTGTCCAATATTTAAGGAAACTAACAAGTAATGCTTCTTCGCTATTACATTTACGATATTGTACTGGCGCACCTTCGGCAGGTGTATAGTCACCTAAGCCCCATACATGATAGATACTAGACTTACTACTCTTTAATGCAATAGAAATAATAGGATGTTCGGCAACATCAGGACTTGGAAAGCCATCGTCAGATGCAACTTCGATATCAAGATTTACGATATTCACTAATCGTTTTTTAAACTTTATTTCTTCTGGAAACTTATTTGTAATGAACTGCTGTATAAATCGTTCATTGCCATGAATCTTAGTGCCATCTGTATTTTTCATACGATCATAAAAATCTTTAGCAGACTTCATATCGTCAAATTCCATTGGCATTACTGGTGTGCCATTCAAGGCCTTCCACTCTGTCTTCTCACGTGTAGGTACGTAGAAAGTAGGTTGGAATTTGTACTTATGTGTTATTTGTTCGCCATAGTCATTATATCCTCTGTAAAGAATAGAATTGCCTAGCTTTTTAACATTGGTATAAAAACTCATATAATCTCCTGTGATACAATTATTATATCACAGATTTGTATGTATGTAAACATTTATTTGCGGTTTTGTAAAATTAAAGGGTAGACCATTATAGTCTACCCAATGCTTTACCACACTATATGTGGATTATGTCTTAATTTTTCCAGACGCCTTTCAAGATCGCACATATCTACTGATCGAGATAAGTACTCTTCTTGAAGAGATATTCCAGGAATCTTAAACCATTTGATCAGTCGTTTAATCATTTACCAGGTAATCCCCGAAGCGCACTTAGGTCGTGATCACATAATGCTCTGTAAACCGTATCTACAGATTCTCGTCTGTATTCAGTATTTTGTAGCATTCTTGCAATCTCTATATTTGCGGTTCGTTGTCTACCTTCTTGGATTGATCGACCGATGTATATGAAAGGCTTAATTACGCTTTTCATTAAGTTGTTGACGTGTGTCATGTTTGGTTTCCTCGCTTGTCTTACCAATGTTAATTTTGCGAGGACGCATTTCTTCTGGGATGACGATCTTCAAGTCTATTGCTAGTACTCCATCCACGAGATCTGCTCCGTGTACTTCTACGTATTCGGACAGCCTAAAGGTGCGTCTAAACTTCTTCGTGGATATACCTCGATGAATGAACTCTCTACCTNTGGTAATATGATCCCCTTTGACTGTAAGTGTACGTTCTTTAACGTCTACTTCCAGCTCGTCTTCACTGAATCCAGCCACAGCAAGTTCGATGAGAAATGTTTCGTCATCAATCTTTACAATATTGTGGGGTGGATAGTGATCATTCGAATGTTTGGTTGTATATTCGAGTTCTTTGAAAAGATGGTCGAAACCTACGAATGAACTACGGGGAAAGAATTGTGTTATGCCTGTCATGTGTATCTCCTAATGAAAGCAAGATTAAAAATATGCACCGGCGATTGCCGCATGCACGGGTATTTATACCTAA